CAGCGGTGTCTGCCAGTCGGGGGCCGGTTGCATTATCCACGCTGGAGGTGCCGGTGGCTTCACGCACGGTACCGGGGCAGGTGGCGTTGACCCGCAGGCGCTTACGACCAGCGGCAACATCAGCGCGCAGAGTTTCAATTTCAGCTCTCGCATCGGCTAATTCCTTCGTGTATCTGGCATCAAGCGCAGCGACATCTCGCTGGCGCTGCTGCATGTCAGTAATAGTGGCATTCGCCAGTTTCAGCTCACTGACTTTTTTATCGCGCTGCGCTTTGTAGGTGATGGCGTTATCGCGGTAATGATTCAGCCCCAGACTAAGCACACCACAGACCACCAGCAGAATAACGGTAAACGCGGAAAGCATTCGGTTTATGCTCACCCCACCAGCCCTGCCGAAGTCAACGCCATCCAGGTTATGGAAAGAAAAAGAGCAACCAGCATTAGTGAAAATGAAATACCGACGATTACACAAAGGCCCTTCGCCAGCATTATGAGTTTGTCTGACATCTTTACCTCTTAATAGCAGTAATTAACCGGGCAACCACCCATAAAAACGGAATCAGCCAGACCAGCAAAAATTTCCAGTCCATTTTTATCATCTTCATGCTGCGGTAGCTCTCCATGCAGCAAGCAGACCAGCAATCCACTGAACACCTTTTGGGGTGAATTTAACCTGCGTAAAAGCATGACCATTGCCCGCCTCGCCCGTTTTCACGCTAAACCGCCCCGCATCCAGGTGATGCGAGTAAGGCGTCATTTTTCCAGCGAGGCGATACATTATTCCGTTCTCCAACAAAAACAGCCGGAAATCGGTTTCTTTGATACCGAGTAACTTAGCAACTTCCCGGAATCCCATCAGACCAGATGCTTCAACATAGTTATCAACAAATTCAGCCTTCGGCGCTGCTATTGCCAGTTGATTTTCCAGCACTGCTTTCTGTTCTGCCAGTTTTGCCGCAAATCGCAACGCCTCAGGTAAAGTCTGGGGGATCTGAATACCATGCATTGCTTTGAGTCTTGCCAGCACAGAACGACGAACGGCCTTTGACTCTCTCATGCCAACGAGCATCATCTGGTCAAAATCCAGATCATAGTATGCCGTTCTTGTCTGGTTATTGTTTAACCGGAATTTTTTTCCGGTTCCATCAAGCTCTAGCTCATCCTCAATTTTTGCAAGAAACTTACGCGGTTCATGAGGGACTTCTCCGGCTTCTGCCCGGGCTGGATTAATAATGTTATTCAGAAAATCCAGACTACTCATGGATATTTCACGATCGACAGAAATCATCTCTTTCATGGTTGATTCCTTTTAGTGATGAACCCTGCGCACAGGAATAACCAGCCCAAAGAGGGTTAACCAGACCACTGCCGGTTATCCACCAGGGCTCATCCTGAAAGGTTCTTTGGTTTATTTACGCTTGTGCGAAGCGCAGAAATGACAGAGGCACCATTACAGTGCCTCTGCGTGAAACAATCTTCCTGACTTTATTCACTTACATTTTGCCAGTTTGCAGGATTTCGTGTTATCCGTCCGCGTTGGTCAACGTCGTTTTTCAGCAAAATATTCTGCTTATCTGTCGATTCCCCAGCACGCCAGCGCACTCTCCTGGTCGCGACGGGATACCTGACCGTAACAGTTGTTTGAGCGAATACGGCAGTCTCTGCCACCGTCCTTAATCCACCAGCGAATCGCCTCACACGCCCCCCTGCGATCGCCTGCATTAATTCGTTTATAAAACGTCGACGGGAAACACTTACCGGGACCAATGTTGTACGGACAGAATGACGCGATCCCCGCTTTCTGGGGTTCGGTCAGTGGCACTCTGATGTTTTTCTCCACCCACGCCAGCGCCTTATCACGCTCAATGGCGTTAACCCGGTCGCATTTTCCCTTCGACAGCTTCATGCCAGGAATTACAGGCTTACCATCCACCCGGGTGGCTCCACGGCAGATGGTCCAGATCCCCGCACCATCACGGTATGCCGTGGTGTGGTTACCTTCCTTTTCATCCAGAAACTGGTCGAGAATGTCAGGCGCAGGCGCACCAGCGGCAATCAGCGCCAGAACGGCAGCCGACAGGCCGTATTTGATTTTGGTGTTCATGGATATTTATCAGGATTTATCGGCAACAGATAACGAGCCAGCTTATATACGTCCTTTAAGATAAGTCAGTCCTGGATGAAACCAGTAAGCCGGCACTTTTTTAAAGGGCGGATTATCAAAATCACGAAGAAGAGCCTCCCGCACAACTGCATCCTTGTCCGCACCACTGGCCAGCGCTTCAATCTCAGCAGCTACCTGCAGATATCCCATGCAACGACCAATGCACTTCATCAGCCCCTGCTTTTTATTGTTCTTCAGGTAATCAATGGCAAATTCAATGAGCTCCTCACTGTGCTGGTGCGATGGCGGTGTTACTTTCCCATTTTCTGAGATGGTTATTTTCCCAGCATCACCGGATACAACAAAGGATGGCCGGTTACACTCCCATTCCAGCTCACTGAAATTATCATTATGAATACTGAAACACTCTGCGAGATTTCTGCTCATCACTTTCCGACAATAATCGTCAAACGCAGCAAACTGCTCATCGCGGCGTTTTTTTTCATCTTCAGAAGGCATCAGCGCCGACAGTTTTTTATTCAGTTCAGCAATTTCATTTTCCAGGCGACTGAAGCGCTGATTCATTTCTTCATGGTTCATTATTTACTCTCCCCGAGCGGCCTTACGCCGGTCCTCTTTGATTTTGAAATACAGGTTAGTCAGATATGTCAGCAGCCCAAACAGCAGACTCCCCAGCACGCCTATTGCCGCCCACTGAGACGGGGAAACCCTGTCCAGCAACTGCAGGAACCAGTAGCCCGTTCCCACCGCTGACGTGGTGTATGACACACCTGTTGTGATTTTTTCCATCTGGTACATACCCCGTCTCCCGTTATCCGGAAGCTCACAACAATATAAAGACCACCGGCACACACCGATGGTCCCTTGCGCAGGCTTACATCATCATGTCGCTGTCAGGTGTGGGTTCACCGCCATCTGAAGCACTCCCGTCACCCGCGATACCTTCCGGCTCCGGAACCGCTGATACGCCCAGCAGCTCATCCAGAATGGCATCCACTTCTGCATCAAGACGCGACTCAAGGTTCTGGCGGAGTTTCTGTTTCAGTGCGCTCAGGACTTCTTCAGAGCGCAGGACTTCCTTCACTGCCTCAGCAGTGACCAGGGATGTGATTTCTGACATGGGATTTTCTCGTTGAAAGGTGTTGTCAAGAAAGTGACTACGGAATGAGCGGATCTTCGGGTTTGCTTCCGGCTGACTGACTGGCGCTGATTCTCTCAGCGGCCCTTTTATCAATCTGCCTGCGCCAGAAATCGCGCACTGCCCTGTACCCACCCGAAAAAAGATACATAACACAGACTGCCGTACAGAAGTACAGTATTAACTGGTTCAGAAATGTCATGGTTTCTCACCGTGATAGTTGACATGATTTACTTATTTTTGTAGAAAAATATCGCAAACTTCGGTGTCATCATGGTCGTTTTACCAGCCGCCAGCATTCATGTAGTGGACACAGTTCATCCCTTTCCTTCATTGCTGGCGGCCTTTTTTTATCATGCCGCGGCATCCGCGTTGTTCACTTCCACCTTCACACTGTCAATCAGCAGCGTATATGTCGCCACCTTTGATATGCCTGTCAGTTGCAGTTTGTCCGCCGCCCCTGATGCCGGAGATTTCACCAGTGTGAACGGCGTCCCCCGTTTCTCATCCAGTACCGGCGTCACCTGAATGCTGTTGTTTCCGGCAAACTCAAAAGCCAGTGTGTGCCATCCGTTATCAAAGACCCCGAACGTATCCAGCTTCGCATTCGGCTTCTTGTGGTGCATCGCGTTCAGGTTCGTCGCATCCGTCTGCAGGAAGAAGGACATCAGCATGTCGTTGCCTTCCTCTGCCAGCGTCACTCCCTCCGGCAGGGACGACAACTGCCAGTAAATGCCCAGGGCAAACTGATTCGGCACCAGTGAACCCGGCAACTTAAACCGTACGCTCACACGTCCCCCCCTTCTTCAGTAACTCCACTCCCTGTCCGGCTGCATCATGCTCCAGAAACCAGATGTGGTTTTCCGGTTTATTCAGTTGCAGAGCCTTACCTCCCGTAGCCCCCGCATCACTGACCACCGCTTCAGCAATGTTTTTGTTAACATTGTCTCCGCTCGCCGGTTTGTGATAATAGCGCCAGCCCTGTGATGTCAGGTCTTCGCCGGACGCCAGCAGACTCATCAGGGTTCGGTTACTGACCGGGGCGTCCGGCTCTCTCTCCGTACCTTCACCGGAAGGTCCGGTGGGCTTCACCGTATCAGGCTGTTTTCCGGTAATGAATTCAGCGGTTCTCCCGGCATGCACAAGAATCGCCGTTGCCAGACGGTCGGAAATAATCCCACGACGTGCCCATGATCCAAAATGCGTTTTACGGTCGGCCGTCGTCCAGGTTTTGGCGTCCGTTCGACCACCGGCTCCGTAATACCCAATATCCGCAACATCCGGATCTTCTGACGGCTCGTTGGTACCCACATTTCGCCCGTTTTCATCCGTCATAAACGGCACAAAGAAGATTTTTTTGCGGATTTCGTCTTGTATGCACCATACACCGCATCGTATTGCGAAGAATAAGTCTGCTTCCAGTAGTAGGTCGTGTCGCCACAAATCCAGGGAACTGATGACGGAGAGCCCCCGAGACACTGACCTCCGAATTCCGACAGGTCAGAACGATATTTTTCCACCATGGAATCAAACAGCCCCGGCTGAGTGGCGTATGCACCCTGTTTCAAATCAAACTCGCCCTGCATCCAGACCACTGCAAGCAGAATATTTTTAGGGTTGGCCTTCAGTGCGGCCTGAGTACGGGTAAGCAGGTCCTTGTACAGTGGCTTATCAACACCCCAGCGTGCCGAGGTCTCGCTTGCGCCGGTGGATTCGCTGAAGGTACCTTCATCGCCCGCCAAAAATGCAGAACCACCACGGCAGCACGGAACCAGAAGAATACCGGCATTCGCCGGAATAAACGGCAACAATTTCTTCGCGATATGTAATCCCTGCCCCACGCATCCATACTGAGCTGCGCTGGCTTTCGGGTGTGAAAACTTACTCAAATCCTGAACATCATGCAGGCAGTGGTCCGCAGGAATAATGTCATTGTAGTTACAGGACGCACCACCCGGCGTGACAGTACTGCGACGCGCCAGCTGTTTAATACGCGGGTCCGGACGGTCATATGTCTCCGGCAGCGGAAGCCCTTCACCATACGCCATACCGTTTGACTGCCCGGCCAGGGCAACAACAAAGTAATACTCCGGGTTGCTGGTGGTGCTGATAACTGCGCCTTCTCCATCCGACGGCTTCACCACCACAGGTGTGGTGACATCACCTTCCGCCGCAATGGCCTGCATCAGGGTATAAGGCGTGATGGCCACCGGACTGCCAAATGGCTGCCACCCCTCCTTCAGTTTTTGTGTCAGTCGTTTCGCAAGGTCTGACGGCGATGCCGCCCTGACCACGTCATAGTGTTTAAATGCCATGAATCCTCCCGGCCGGGATAATATTGTGAGTAAAATAAGGAGCGGGCTGAAGTCCGGAAGTTACAGGACAATGGCAGAAGAGAGACGACAGCCCGCAATTCGAAAAAGACCGCGCAGTTGCGCAGAGTGATTACTATGGGGTATTATTCGTCAGCTGAAATATTACTTCACGTTTTATTGTTTATTCCTTGCCGCCCGCGTCTCCCAGCGCGGGCTTTTTTTGCCCACAAGAAAGCCCCTCCGGAGAGGGGCTGGAGAGTGGCGCTATGTGCCATTGCATGGTGCCGGGTGCCTCCCGGTGAGTTCAGCCCGGTGACACTGAACCCGCGTCATTCTCGTTTTGATAATCAGAGATTATACCGTCACCAGTCGCCCCTCCGCTCAGGGGGATTCGCCATGCGAAATTTTTTTAACAAATGCCCAGTCTGACAGGCAACTGTCAACTTACTGAATTGTGAGCAACATAGCATTTAACGGGGAACCTGTTTTCTGCAGTAAAAAGGCCCACCGGAGCGGATGGGCCTGGAAGGATAGCGGTCATGTGATGCCGGTTTCCCGGTAACTCAGCACCGGTATCTGAGTCAACGTTTTCTCTACTGGGTCATTTCCGATACGCCCTGCCTGCTGACAGGCTTTCATCACATCTGAAAATATAGCACCCTGACTGATACTGTAGTACCCAAGGTTCCAGAAACTGTGATGTATCCGGCACAGAAAAGCCCCTCCGGAGAGGGGCTGGAGAGTGGCGCTATGTGCCATTGCATGATGCCGGGTGCCTCCCGGTGAGTTCAGTATCAGCACCTGAACCCGCACAGAAAGGATAAGGGTCGGTGACAAAACACCAGTTGCTGATTACCCCTCCGCACAGGGGGATTCACCATGCCAGTTTCTTTTAACAAACTCCCCGCAAACCAGACAACAGTCAACCGCCTGAATTGTGAGGTATTTAAAAATTTCTCCAGATAACTGATACCCGGCTAACAGTCCGGCGTTTTCTTTTTCAGCAACGGGAAAGCAACAACCACCACACCCGCCACCAGCACACCGTCAGCCAGCACTGACATTATCCGGCTGCTGAAGTCCACCATCACCACCAGAAACAGCAGGAGCGCAACCACAGCCAGACGCATTTTTACCGTCACAGATGATTCTCCAGACGAAGGCCCAGAACACCGGCAATCTCTTCCAGCACCTTGCGCTCTTCCGGCTCTATTTCGCCGTCTGCTTCGGCAATGGCCACCGCCACATCAAGCACATCTTCCGCTTCATGCGTATCGTGTTTCACATCCTCGATCTCCCGTAACGCCGCACGACGACCAATTTTAAAGTTCGTATCCAGCTGACCGATAATGGTTGCGCTAATCGCATTAATTTCTGACGTAAACGCGGACAAGGTGGGCTGGTTACGTAATACCTGTTCGATCTTCGCTTTCTCGGAAGCCTCACATTCACCATCGGCATAAGCCACCAGGTATGCGGCGTTAATCACCGCCTGGGCCAGATCGCGTTTTTCGAACTTTTTAATTTCCGCTGCCGCTCTACGGGTTTTCTTTTTGAAGATTCCAAACATCGTGACGTTCCTTTGGGTGGGTGAGCCAACGCCCGGGAGCGATCTGCCTACAGAGAAAGTCACACTGACCACTCCGTAAGCTCACCCCCGAAAGGCTCTGTGGTTGATATGCGCCGGGCGTGGCGCGGATACAAAAAAGGCCGCCAATAGCGACCTCAGTTACGGGATTATTCTGGGGTTAAACGACTGTTACTCCCCCAGACAAAATCATCACTTCCTGTTCGATGCAAGCCATAGTGAACCTCGTACTTATCCCCCATCTTTCTTGCTTCCGTTTCTGCGTCTTCCTCTGTCGCAAAAACCCCAACAAGATGCCAGGGCGAGCTTCTTACCACAGCCCAACCTTTAACCCATCCTTTGTTGTCCTTATCTTCCATTAACACTTCAGAAACAAACATATTTATCTCCTTGTGGGTACCCAGAGATATTTTATGATTGCTCCCGGTCAGATCAATAAAGTGGCTTCAATTTTGCCTTAATGATCAAATCAGGGTGATTGACGGAATCGTACACCACCTCAATATTTTCATCCGTGGCGTCGATAAGATATTCTTTTACATAAGGACCTGTTGATTTTCCATGAAATACATCTTCAACAAGTACACTCTCCCCCTGAACAACACGAAAACTAACTTCTGTTTCGAACGGACCAATCGTCACCATCAGTTTTTTCACATAGCCTCCTGATAAGCACTCGATTTATTAGTTAATGGTGTAACGCAGATACAAAAAAGGCCCGCAAAAGCGAGCCAGGTAAATAAATATGGCGCGTTGCACTGGATTCGAACCAGTGACCGATTGCTTAGAAGGCAATTGCTCTGTCCGGCTGAGCTAGCAACGCTGAATAACGATAATGGACCGCCATCGAGGACTCGAACCCCGCACAACCAGCTTCGAAGGCTGGCGCTCTATCCTGATGAGCTAATGGCGGTATGTGATGGTGGCCCTTGCTGGATTTGAACCAGCGACCTGGCGATTATGAGTCGCTCGCTCTCACCACTGAGCTAAAGGGCCATATGCGGAATAATACTTATGCCAGTTTAGCTCTGCAATACCCTACCCTGATTAAATCCTGCATATTGGCCTACACATGATAAAAGAATCTGAGCGGTCAACAGAAAGTTACTCAGGCAATATTAACGAACTCTGACGACATTAATTTCAAAGTCATCAATCTGCCCGCTATTAAGTATAACGAATGCAGAACTCCCATTACTGTACGATTTCGATAAAACCAGACGATCATCATAGCGTGCAAGAACGTAATACCAAGTATTCTCATAGTGGATCGTCTGATATTCCCTCTTAAACTGGGGTTTATACCAACCGGCAATAAGAGAGAATGTCCAGAAATAAATCATGAATCCAGCCATAATAAACTCAATTCGGTGATGGCGAATAAAAGACACTTCCGAAAAACATTTGACTGAAATAAGTCTTCTTCCTGACCTGACAAAAAGCGTAATTGTAAAGGCAGCAATAACACAAAAAAACAGCACATCTGGCTCAACGTGCTGATGAATTACCGAAAACTCCAGAACAGGCGGAATAAAAAACAGCAATATTGCCAGAAAAAGTCTGATAAAACTCAAATTCTGTATATTGTTTTTTTGTTTTATGCCTAAAAAGAAAACAATACCTACTCCCCATCCAGTAAGGAATATAACGATAACGCTCACAGCATAAAACAAACTTCGGGCCACATCATCAACGCCAGCCCCGACGATCCACCATGGAAAGCCATAGTAAAAGGAAGTCCCCCATCCATAGAAATAAGCGCTTCCCCATCCAAGACAGCCCATATAAGCAATAAAAAGTGAAGAGTTCCTCAGCAGAGTGCTGTCATCCATACCCATCTCTCTAACAATTTTAAAACATCAACTCACCTTACATAACAAAGGAGATTCCATGCAGTCAAGAGACTTCAGAGCAGGAGAAACTCATTGCGCAATCGCCATCACGTTTAACGTTATGCACCGCTTTCCAGATATAAAAAACCCGCTCGATGGCGGGCTGTAAAAATCCTTCTAACGTCAGGCATAAAACGCCCATCGTTAGAGCAAATTTACCACAGATTCGGGAAAAATCAACAACACTATCGCGTTACCCTCTTTAACTGCCGCTCCGCCCATGCCTCTTCAATGTCAAACCGAACCACCAACGTATCGTAAAAGCGTTTCACTGATTTTTTCCACGTATCAAGCGTGATAGCACTCGTCACTTTGCGTATGGCATTAAATGCCTCCGTTGATGGTAGTCTTTCATAGCCCCGACCGCCACAACGCTGGCAGTTCCTGATTACAGGCATACCCCGTTTTTCCGACTCTTCACGATGAATGGCAACACCACGCCCACGGCAGTCTTTACAGGCAGTGGAAATCTCCCCCTTCCCTTTACATTCAGGACAAGAAACTTTCACCACCTCCCGGATTTTTTTCCATTCTTCCCAGTAAGACGGATACACACCTTTCGTACACTTTGCCCATACTGGCGGCTTGCCATCCGGATACTGAACCTTGTTTGTAAAAACTTCGCTTTCAATAAATTTTTCCCCTCGGCAACAGGGGCACTGCTTTTTACTCGCTGCGCTGCGGGCATAATCCTCAAAAGCATACGAAGCCATAATGCGCATCACTACCGGTTTTATTTCTGCCGGAAGTTTTCTCAACGCCGCCACACGATCGCACCGACTGAGTGCATAATCTGCCAGTAATTCTGTTGCCCGCGCCCTGTCATTCATACTGATGCCCATTTTCCCCAGGAACGCAGAAAAACCCATCTCAGCCCGATTCTGTGTCATGCCCTGCGCGGCCATCACATCAGTGATACTCAGCGCATCTTTTGACGTTGAGGCCGATGCATCGGTCAGGACAGGGGATTTTGGGGAGTAGTATTTCGGTAAATCTTCCAGTTTCATTTTTTGACCTGCTCTTCATGCATTATGGGGTAAATCTTCACACCCAGACGTCCACCAGATACTGGCTGACCACGAACGATATTGATTTCATCAAACTGCTCATCGTCCATTAACACTCCCGCATGCGTCAGCGCATCCAGCGGTGCTTTCAGGATATTGTCCAGGTCGCGACGACGCTTATCCGGTGGCTCTGCAATCACCTTTATCGCCAGCCTTCCGGACAGGCTTAATTTCAGCCGCTGCTGGCGAACAATAAGCGCCACAGCCCGGCGATAACGCTTTCCCTCCTCCGAGATAAAATATGTGCTGCCACGGCGTCGCCAGTAAGTGTTCACCGTCGGCGGGTAAGGTAAAACCAAATCTATGAGCATCAGTCACCTCTTTTACCCAAGCACGCCAGTTGCAAAGGCGTGATCAAGAAAACGAAAAATTAAATCAACCTGAGAACCATGCTTTTCTTCGAACGCCAGCGGATCCGCATGAAGCTCGTTGTGATGCTCCCGACACAGCGGTAGCGTGAAAATATCGTGAGATTTTGTCCCCATTCCGCCCTGACCATGACCAATCAGGTGATGGGGATCGTCGGCTGGCTTACCACAACACGCACACGGCTGTGTCTTCACCCAGCGTGTGTATTTCTCGTTAACCCAGCGGCGACGTTTAGGTCGCCTCATGAAAGATTCCGGAGACTCCGGATCAACGGTGATGCATACCACCGTCTTTTCCTGTGGTGGGTTCTGTTGCTGGTGGGCATGAGGCAACGGCGCAAGATTTTTTGTGCGCTGCTTCAGTATGCTGGTGGCGGTCTGCTCTCCCGGTACGATGTCGCTTTCGCGGTACAAGGAGCGGATTTTTTCCGCACGTAACCCCAGAGAACGACGTAATACTGCCTCCGGAAGCGCGTCCGCCACCTGATTGCAGACCGCCCACCAGGATAATTCAGCCAGCGACAATTCCCGCTCCTGCGTGCCATTCATTGCATGGCGTATGACGTCAATCATCCATGCTGACAGGTTTTGATGAGCAAGTTGCCCGAGTGATTCGGATGTCTGGTCACGCAACTGGTTGTCGCAGTGCCAGCACAACACCATCGCGCCGGTACCGTAACGATGTATGACGATTTCACTGTGATGATAGTCACCATGAGGCCACTGGCAGGATTTGACATGACGCAACAGCCAGTCAGACAGTGCCCCAGCGCCGCCAGCAGCACGAATCACCCGCTCATCGCTGAAAAATGGCAGAAATGATTTATCCTCCGCCAGCGGCTGGCGAACGGCAGGGACGACTCCGGACGGCAGACCGCGCATGCTTTTCGGTTCAGGCTCCACCAGCACTCGAGGGTTATGAAATACTTGCATGGATTCACGGCCCGGCCTAAGGACCACCAGCCCGAGTTCCGGTACCAGAACAGGTCGAAGTAATATCCGCACGTTACCTCCAGATCCGTTGCTGGTATGTGCGGGATGGGCGCGGTGGGCGTTCGGAATAAGGAAGCCTGACGGAAATTATCCAGTGTCGTAAGTCAAGACTGAGGTCTTTCCTGACCTCGCGACCGCGCCTGCGATAACACTGAATCAGCCATTCGGCCTGTTCTTCAGTGCACGGATCATGCTGGTACCAGTCAGTTTTAAAGACGTGTGAACGCCGCCCGTACCGGATGGCAGGGTCGGCTGAGTTATCAGAATTGTGAAATTTGGTCTTGTGCGCCATCTGTTTTCTCTGCTGGCGCAGCAGGTGCCAGTTGTTCAGGCTGGCGTGCGGCAATATTGTCTCTGATTTCTGTTGTCGTCAACAGGCAGCGTGCTATCATCGAATAGTGTTCTATCCTACTCCGTGAGGTTTACCATGCGTACAACCCAACAATTCAGCATTACATTAACTAACGAGATGGCTGACATGGTGCGCGCCCGTGTGGCTTCCGGTGCCTATGCTTCAGAAAGCGAGGTCATTCGTGAAGGGCTTCGCGCACTGAATGAGCGCGATAAAGCAATCGAAGCGTGGTTAACGCATTCAGCCGCCCCCTCTCTTGATTCTATCCGCGAAAATCCAAACAACGGACGCTCCATTTCACAGGTTCGCGCCGCGATTCGATCCGGGAAGTAATCTGCATGACATATGAAGTCATCATTACTCCTGAGGCCGAACAACAAATAATCAACCTGCACAGATATATAACGGAGAAAGCAGGAAGCGTCATTGCTGACAATTATGCCAATGCGCTTCTTGATTATCTTGATGGGTTTTCTACATTCCCGCATCGGGGCAATAAACGCGATGATATTCGCCAGGGGATGCGGGTAACTCATTTCCGCCACAGAACGATTATTGCTTTTGCCGTTGATGGCAGAAAAGTCTTTATTGTCGGTATCTATCATGGTGGGCAAAGTTATGAAACCGATTTCTTATAAACTTTTACCCACATCATTCCGGTGTTAGAATAAACCGTCCGCCCCCTCTCTTACTGGCGGATTCGTAGGCTATATAAATCAAAGATCCCGGCTCATGTTTGTGCCGGGATCTTTTTTCGGCGATTTATCCCCAGCGGCAAATCGAATACACCACCAGCGCCACAGCCATTGCGATTCCTGCCGTTGTAAATGCCTCAGGCCAGGTCATCGTAAAACATCCTCCACACCAACCAGTCCGTTCTGCTTCAGATATTCCATCGCCTTATCAGGTAGATTGCTTGATTTATTGACGCTTTTTAACGAACTGGCTAATCGCTTAACCAACATTGTTAATTCGTTAACCTGTTTTCCGGATGCTTGTGGATTGTCAGTTTTACCAGAAGTGGCGGTACAGTCGGCGTTCCCACTCTTCTCCTCCTGCGACGGTTTTGCTGCAATCTGACTGGCATGTTTGTTAATGGTAACGATCAGCTCTTGCTCAGCCTCATCAAGACAATCACTGATACCTCGCCTGTCACCGTCAAAATCATCGAAATCGGCGCGAACCCTGGCAAACTTCAGGATTGCAGACAACACCTCACCAGGAATTACCGGAGAGTTGGTTGACGTTTCCGAGATTTTCCGAAAATTATTGGTTGACGAATCCTTGTTTTCCCGAAAGCTTCCTGACTGAAGCATGGCTTCGCGGCAATCGTTCCATCCTTCAGCATAATCACTATACGCAAGAGGCCAACCTCTTATGTATTCACGCGGCAACTTATCAGGCACTACCAGCGCTGGCGATGCTGCATAAAGTGGTGTTATTTCTGCCCGAAAGTCACCTACTTTATGCAGTCGCACCCACCGTTTGGCTTCTGCTTTGTCAGAATACATAGCGGTGAACGTATTATATTCATGGTCAATTTGCGTGAAGGTTGCCTTCCACGCCACCGGCTCAGCTTCCAGCGATGCCAGTGCAATTTTGAATAACTCACCCTCTATCCGTGCCATCCCTGAATTGGGGTGACATTTCGTAATCGCTATTTTTAATTTGGCCTCTTCGATTAATTGTTCTTTGGTTAATTCAGCCATTTTTCATTACCGCCCTTTCGGGCGGCCTCCTGATGTTCTGAGGGTGCAGAAATCCCTCCGGTTAAGGATTAAATTTTTAACAGTGCTAAATTTAATTATTCAGTTCTGGATTTTGTCGCTCTGCGTATCCGCGCTTTTGCGTTACGCTCAATCTGAATTAGCTTTTCTATATTTTTCCGCCTTTCCCGTTCCTCCTGACGCAATAGCCTTACATCATCTGCCAGTCTGGTTTCTCTTTTCGCCACAGAGAGCATCCAGTCAAACGGCTACACAACTGCACCGCAGATTTTACAGCGGACCTGACGCTCTTTTTCATCAACCCTGACAGAAGCGTGATGGCAATATGGTCTTTCCGATGGCTCATAAAGAAAATTAACCTGATTACGTGGGTCATCTTCTTTTACCGGAAATAAAACAATATTACTTAACTCATCTTCTGGTTTTATTTCCACGTCACTCTCCTTTGATGCGAATGCCAGCAACACGTAGTGCGCGCTCTAAATCAGCCACCTTAGGTATCATGACATGGCGCTCATCAGCATTTATCGGGTGTCCATATCGAAGTTCATAGCCAGCCGGTAGCTGGACTTCCCTTGCCTCCAGTTCTGCAATGCGCTTGTCTTTGGCTTCCAGTTCATCAAGAACCTTTTTGATGGCTGGTGAATGTGTCGTATAACTCGCAGCCGGACCGGCAAGCATTATCCTGAGCTGCGTTTTCGCTTTTTCCGTGTTCATTTGGTTCATTACCTTATTTAGTGGCTATATTCCCCAATAGAACGTTAGTATACGCTGCATAACTTCGCTTTCCCGGCACTCACGGCAAATCATGTTCTGACGCCTGTCGTAACGACGTATTTCTCCATCAGGTAATGACCAGATAAGGTCCGGATCAACCGCAGATGGTTTCTTCAGCTTTGCCCTTGAGAGCTTTTTACGGGCATTTTACCAATCCTTACGCGCCTGTTCAGACGGGAATAACCCGTAACCAGAGTTGTATACATCGCCACTGGCAACCAGCTCTCTGGCCAGAACGCTCATCAGATATCTTGTTGCCCCAGTTTTAGCTTCCAGTTGTCGTAACGTCTCGCGTCCACTCTGGCGTACGAGTTCAACAACCAGCCCTTTAATTTTTTCCCGCTCTTCCTGTGTAAATACTTTTGCCATAAGCGCCTCCGGCAATCACTTTTCCGATACAACACGGCGGGAAGAATCAGTAATCTGTCGAACAATATCCCGGTGCTTGTTCAGCTCCCGCAGCGCGGCGCAGACTCGCTCCCACTTCTGGACATGATTTTTCGCCCGACGCAGTTCACGGTTTGCCATATGCAGCGATGGTAAAATCAGGTTATCCGCTTGCGTTTCAGTAAACGATGGCAACGACTGCACAATGTCCCCCACAGTATCTGTTTTAATTTCTTCCTGTGTTGCCGCTTCCTGTACTGGTAACGCAACACCGGCTGGCTGAGAAAAGGCTTTACCAGGTGTTTTCGCTACCGATACAACTTTCGGCTCTGCTGGTAAATTTTCCCCGGTTTCTTTTACCAGCATCCACTTACACCCCTTCCCCTGTCCCAGCTTAATCGCCATGCCATCGCGGCAAAGCTTTTCCATCGCAGAAACCAGCGACCTGACGCAATCAGCACGCCCCACAGCAATTGCAATCTCAGCGGTGGTCATTGCCCCACCATGAACAAGTGTGGACAGGATGTCGCAGCGTTTCAGTGGCTCACGCTCTTTTCTGCTGACCACCGGATGGGATTTTCTTTCCACTTTACACACCGTTACTTTTTTTTCTTTCACGCCCGTTTGTCGTTCTGAAACAGACCAGTAACCATTAACCGACACAACTTCTCCCAGCTCTTCGTACTCCCTCAGCATTTTAATCGCCTCTGCAGGTTCAATGCCCAAACTGGCAGCAAGCTCGGTGCACGTCACCTTTTGCATCGCTTTTAACGTATCAATCAACGTTTTCATCAAAATTTCTCCCGTTAAAATCATTTACCAATCTCAAACCAAACTTATCCCCTGAACCCTGGCGGAATTTCGGTGTCCGGTTCAGAAATGTGATTCACACAACGCTGTACAGGCGAACGTCCCAGACGAATAACCAGCTCATCCCATTTTTCGCGAAGCTTTGACGGGCTCATGACGTTTTTTACCCAGAATGGATCCCGTTGTACCCGACTGAACATTTCGCAAATTTGCCTGTGAGTTCTGCCATCCAGCATCCGCATTGTGCGCACGTCATTGGCCCATGCGGTCCAGTTGGGTTCTTTCGGTCGCGTAATCTCGCCATCATCGCTGGCAGCCTGTTCGTAAAGACTCACGATTCGCCACCAGATCCACTGCGCACACGTCAAATCTTCCTGAGTTCCCCACTGGCGTTTTTTCACACTGAACACAACCGCATCAGGATGACGGGTTAAAAACGCCTGTTCAGCTGTCTTCTCGTCCGGTTGCGAAGTTTCCGGACAAGAAGATCTTTTATCTGACGGATCAGGTTTTAATACTGACGGATCGGGGCCAACCATCGCCCCCCTAACCGGCTGTTTTTTATCAACGGTTGATCCATCAGAATTTGACGGGTCAACCGTTGAGGGGTCAATATTTGACGGGTCAACGGTTAGCGGGTCATTTTTTGCCGGGTTAATTTTTCTTTTCGGTTTATATGCCTCACGCGCCGCCGCTGCTGCTGCTTCGAGTTTTTCCACATTAAGACGGTAGATATTGCTTTCATTACGCCCACCGACCTTACGTTCCTCCTTCGTCAGCCAGCCGTTCTTTTCCAGTTCAGCTATCGCAGCTTTAACCGTTGATTCACTCTTTGCCCCAATCTGACGACGAATGGTCTCCACTGCAGGCCATGACACACCTTCGTCATTGCTGTAGTCTGCAAGGCGAGCCATTACTGCCACTCTGGATAAGATCATGCCTGTGAAGGCACACCCTTCCCAGACAAGACCATGAAGCTTACTGCTCATAAAAAACCCCGAACACCGTGCTTTTAGTGCATCACCACGGCATTTCCCGCCGGGCCACCACGATTCATCTGATTGAAGCCAGCGATCGCCACTGCGACAAAATCATCGGCGTCTCTCACCAGCCGTTCCCGCGACTCCACCAGCTCCCGAAACCAGGCTGAACTGTGACTGCGCATTCGGGCCACCAGCAGAGGCGGCATTGCCTTTTCGATCGCAGGCAACAACGCCTGAATTTTTTTAACCGCATCAGGAGTGTCTTTCTCCACCCAGCGGAAAATTTTCTGGGTATTGCGAGCCAGGGCTTCCGGATGGCTGTCGTCATACAGTTCCGGGAACGTAATTCCCAGTTCGAAATACGCTTTGGTAATTTTCGCAGCCGGTACTTTCTCGCCGTCTGGATGCGCCCAGGCATTCATCGCCATGCGGATGTGCTCATGTTTGATTTTCATGAATCATTTGCCTCTTGATGCTTCGGGTATGATCGTTTTCGTCATTTGGTTGCTTCATCGACATATTCTGCGAATAACATGACGAGCGTCGTAAGTATGTCCAATCAACATCAGGACGAAGTTCTTCACACAGGACACCACCTTTTGTTGCTCGTTCAATCGCAGGACATCTCTCAGCAGGCAACTGACGTACACCTTTGATCCATTGATTTACGCTTGGAGGAGATACACCTAAAAGCCTAGCCATTGCTGATTGCCCACCGACAACAGCACAAGCTCGTTTGAATGAATAGTTATCTTTTTTCATCGAATGAACTCCAAAAAACACGCAACAATATTAGGCTTAGCCTAATGCAATTGTCAATAGGCTATGCCTAATACATCGAGAGTAGGGATTGCCTAACGCGATGCGCATAGGAGACTATTAAGCAATGCTTAGTGGTAAAGACTTAGGCCGAGCGATAGAGCAGGCCATTAACAAAAAAATTGCATCAGGAGCCGTCAAATCAAAGGCGGAAATCGCACGTCATTTCAAAGTCCAACCACCATCAATCCATGACTGGATTAAGAAAGGTTCGATAAGTAAAGACAAACTTCCAGAACTATGGCGTTTCTTTTCTGATGTGGTTGGTCCAGAGCATTGGGGGCTTAACGAATACCCCATACCAACCCCATCCACTTCAGATACAAAAAGTGAACTTTTAGACATAAACAGCCTTTATCAAGCCGCCTCTGATGAAAAAAGAGCAATTGTGGCTTTCCTCTTATCTGGAAATGCTACGGAGCCTAGTTGGGTTGATCATGACGTTCGCGCCTACATTGCCGCAATGGAAATGAAGGTAGCTAACTATCTGAAAAATCAAGAATCAAAACGGAAAAGCCAGAACATCACCAAGACAGGAACTTAAACTTATATGGTCCGACGGGAAATTCCTAGTTCCCGTTAGTTAACTCCTACTACCTCTCCCACAAACCATCACCTATTAGGTCGCGCCCAAATTATTAGGCATAGCCTATTGACAAGTAATTAGGCACTTCCTATAGTTTTCCCATACCACCCCATCCCGTCCCACACAATACAGGGCAATACCTCGAGTTACCAGGCAGTGGTCAGGGGTTAAGTAGCCAGCCCGATGCGTAAGAACATGACGGCAGGGTTCAACTTTAATAACTATGCAGCAGGTTTTTGTTCCGCTACCCCGGCGTTAAGGGGAAATGAGGTCAGCATGGATACTATCGATCTTGGCAACAGCGAATCTCTGGTATGTGGCGTGTTCCCCAACCAGGACGGTACGTTTACCGCGATGACGTATACCAGAAGCAAAACGTTTAAAACTGAAGCTGGCGCGCGTCGCTGGTTAACCAGAAACACTGACTGATGAGGTTGACGATGGAATTTAAAGATTTACCAGTACCATTCCAGGAAATGGCATCGAATGTGGTTCGCTCTCAACTGGCGACTCTTGACCTGAGTACCGTAGAAAAAGAAACCATCGACAATATATCCGGTAACGTACGCCGAGCCTTTATCGGGCTGTACGAAGAGAAGCAGCTCTCTGATAACCAGGATTTACATGAAAAATACTTTCTGGAATTAATGGACATCATTAATAAAGGATTTGGCTTGTTAATGAAAAAGAAAGGGATTCGAATAGCTCCCCTTGAAAATCATTTTACAGCAAGCAGTATTAATTCCTGTGATTTAAAGCATCACACATCCGATGGGAAAGTTGAATCAAACAACAAAATATCAATTAATCATTAATTTATTCACAGGTGAGGTGGAGTGCGTGCGCCGGACACGGGTGAGCATCCGGCACTGACAGTTTACTGAAAGGATATTTCCCTGAAAAGTCAGACCATAACGCGAAAGCGCACAGCGAGGTAGCTGGTTCATAGATAGCCTGTCGTTAAATTTTCGTCGACCGTGCGCTTCCGGTTGTGGCAATCCGCGAAATGGCGCGGCGGTAAGTATGGCGGGGTTATTCCTTCCCCCGTTGAGGACACCGGGTTGTCAGGTTGACCATACGCTTAAGTGACAACCCCGCTGCAACGCCCTCTGTTATCAATTTTCTGGTGACGTTTGGCGGTATCAGTTTTACTCCGTGACTGCTCTGCCGCCCTTTTTAAAGTGAATTTTGTGATGCGGTGAATGCGGCTGAGCGCACGCGGAACAGTTAAAACCAAAAACAGTGTTATGGGTGGATTCTCTGTATCCGGCGTTAATTGTTAACTGGTTAACGTCACCTGGAGGCACCAGGCACCGCATCACAAAATTCATTGTTGAGGACGCGATAATGGAAACGTTATTACCAAACGTTAATACGTCTGAAGGTTGTTTTGAAATTGGTGTCACTATCAGTAACCCTGTATTTACTGAAGATGCCATTAACAAGAGAAAACACGAACGGGAGCTATTAAATAAAATATGCATTCTTTCAATGCTGGCCCGTTTACGTCCGATACAAAAAGGATGCTGGCAATGAATACAGCATTTGCACTTGTTCTGACAGTTTTTCTTGTTTCCGGAGAGCCAGTTGATATTGCAGTCAGTGTTCACAGGACAATGCAGGAGTGTGTGACTGCAGCAACCGAACAGAAAATTCCCGGTAACTGTTACCCGGTCGATAAAGTTATTCACCAGGATAATAACGAAATCCCGGCAGGTCTTTAAAACAGTTCCGTAATAAACATCCGATTTCATTCTTATATGCCAGCAATGGCAGGGATTTGTTCACCCTTAAATCTGTAATGAGGTAAAACAAAATGAGTAAAGTCTTTATTTGCGCCGCCATTCCGGACGAACAGGCAATAAAGGAAGAAGGTGCAGTCGCTGTAGCCACTGCCATTGAAGCCGGTGATGAACGTCGCGCCCGCGCAAAATTTCACTGGCAATTCCTGGAACATTATCCGGCTGCTCAGGACTGCGCTTATAAATTTATTATCTGCGGGGATAAACCTGGCATACCCCGCCCTGCCCTCGATTCATGGGATGCTGAATATATGCAGGAAAACCGCTGGGATGAGGATTCTGCTTCTTTTGTCCCGGTTGAGACTGAATCCGATCTGATGAACGTCACTTTTGACAAGCTGGCCCCTGAAGTACAGAACGCTGTCATGGTTAAGTTCGACACATGTGAAAACATCACCGTTGATATGGTGATTAGCGCGCAGGAATTGTTGCAGGAAGACATGGCAACATTCGACGGACATATCGTTGAAGCGTTGATGAAAATGCCAGAAGTTAACGCCATGTATCCGGAGCTTAAGCTGCATGCCATCGGGTGGGTTAAGCATAAATGTAAACCTGGTGCCAAATGGCCCGAAATTCAGGCAGAGATGCGCATCTGGAAAAAACGTCGCGAAGGTGAACGCAAGGAAACCGGAAAATACACGTCTGTTGTTGATCTCGCCCGCGCCAGAGCCAATCAACAGAACACTGAAAATTCAACAGGAAAAATCAGCCCGGTCATTGCTGCCACTCATCGCGAATACAAGCAGACATGGAAAACACTGGATGACGAACTGGCCTACGCTCTCTGGCCTGGTGATGTGGATGCCGGAAACATTGACGGCAGCATCCATCGCTGGGCAAAAAATGAAGTTATCGACAACGACCGCGAAGACTGGAAGCGTATCTCGGCATCAATGCGCAAACAGCCTGATGCCCTTCGCTACGACCGCCAGACTATTTTTGGCCTTGTCCGTGAACGTCCGATCGACATTCACAAAGACCCTGTGGCACTGAACAAATACATTACTGAATACCTGACTACAAAGGGCGTGTTTGAAGATGAAGGAAGAAATCAGAGCGCAACTGATACTCTCTCGTCGCCAGTACCAGAAACTGATGCAGTGGAAACGGCAATTCCGGACAACGAAAAAACCGAATGCAAAGTGGAAGTCGAACCATCTGTAGAGCGTGAAGGGCCGTTCTACTTCCTCTTCACCGACAAGGATGGCGAAAAATACGGTCGCGCAAACAAACTTTCTGGTCTGGATAAGGCACTGGCTGCAGGGGCTACTGAAATCACGAAAGAAGAATATTTCGCCCGCAAAAACGGTACATACTCAGGTTCACAACAAAATACTGGTGCATCTGACACGACCGCACAACCAGAGCCGGTAAAAGTTACCGCTGACGAAGTAAACAAAATTATGCAGGCAGCCAATATCAGCCAGCCTGACGCCGATAAGTTGCTTGCTGCATCACGTGGTGAATTTATTGAAGGGATTAGCGACCCGAATGATCCGAAATGGGTTAAGGGGATCCAGACCCGCGATACTGTGAACCAGAACCAGCAAGAAACGGAACAGAACGACCAGAAAGCGGAACAAAACAGCCCAAATACGCAACAAAACGAGCCAGAAACGAAACAACCTGAACCAGTAGTGCAACAGGAACCGGAAAAAATCTGCACCGCCTGCGGTCAGAGCGGTGGTGGCAACTGCCCTGATTGTGGTGCGGTGATGGGCGACGCAACATACCAGGAAACATTCGATGACAAGAACCAGGTTGAAGTTCAGGAAGACGATTCGGAGAAAATGGAAGGCGCTGAACATCCACACAAGGAGAATGCTGGCAGCGCTCAGGACCACGCCAGCGATAGTGAAACTGGCGAGATGGCAGATCCCTTAATTACGGTGAACGGTCATCACGTTATCACATCCACCAGCAGGACTTGTGACCATCTAATGATCGACCTTGAAACCATGGGAAAAAATCCTGATGCCCCGATTATCTCAATAGGTGCAATATTTTTCGATCCGCAAACCGGAGATATGGGACCGGAATTTAGTAAGACTATCGATCTGGAAACTGCTGGCGGAGTCATTGATCGGGACACCATTAAATGGTGGCTTAAGCAATCACGCGAAGCGCAATCTGCCATTATGACCGATGAAATCCCGTTAGATGATGCACTGTTACAATTGCGGGAATTTATCGACGAAAACTCCGGTGAATTTTTTGTTCAGGTTTGGGGAAATGGAGCCAACTTCGACAACACGATTTTGCGCCGTTCATACGAACGGCAGGGGATCCCCTGCCCGTGGCGTTACTACAACGATCGCGATGTACGCACAATCGTTGAGCTGGGAAAAGCCATGGACTTCGATGCCAGAACGGCTATTCCATTCGAAGGTGAGCGCCATAATGCACTTGATGACGCCCGTTACCAGGCAAAATACGTTTCAGTTATCTGGCAAAAACTGATCCCGAGTCAGGCTGATTTTTAATGTTCAACCGTCGCCAGTTGTCGTTGATATTCTGCAACTGGCGCGTTCCGGAGTGATAGCCATGAGCGAACAGTACCTGATAACGCTCGACGAGTGGAAACCAAAACGGTTCAGTCTCCCAATAACAAACACTACCCTGGTGAAATACGGAAAACTAGGATACATCGTTCCAAGACCACAAAAAATTCGTGGGCGTTGGCTGATAGATCGCCGAGCAGTATTTGTTGGGCCTGGTGAAACGGGAATTGCGCCGGAAATTCATACTGGCGATGATGATGCACTGAAGGAGATTTTAACTCATGTCACCGAGGCCACGAAAAAACAGCACTGACGTAGCCGGTCTTTACGAAAAGTTTGATCGCAGAACTGGCAGAGTTTACTACCAGTATAAAAATCCTGTGACTGGAAAATTTCACGGACTCGGAACAGACAAAGGTAAGGCAGAAAAAATCGCTTCCACAGCCAATCAGCGAATAGCTGCAGCAGAAGCTGAATATTTCATGCGCAAAATTGATGAAAGTCCGTCAGCAACAAAACGTCGGGGTATCAGATTAAAGGCATGGGTTGATCGATATCTGAAAATACAGGACACGCGACTGAAAAATGGAGATATTGCAGCTACAACTCACAAAGAAAAAACTCGAATGGCTGCATACCTGGTTTCCCGTCTGGGAAACCACCCATTGAAAGAACTGGAAGTAAGAGACTTTGCATTAATACTGGATGAGTGGCTGGATAAAGACATGGTCAGCACAGCGAGAGTAAATCGTGGATTATGGGTTGATATTTATAAAGAAGCACAGCATGCAGGGGAAGTTCCTCCTGGATGGAATCCTCCGGAGGCTACCCGTAAACCGATCCCTAAAGTAACCAGAGCCAGGCTCACCATGGAAGACTGGCAAAAAATTTACAATGCAACGCCTGAAAAACACTTTATCCGTAACGCAATGCTTCTTGCGATTGTTACTGGTCAGCGCCGTGATGACATTTGCCACATGCGTTTTTCAGATGTGTGGAACGAACACTTGCATATCACCCAGGGAAAAACCGGAATGCGTCTGGCGTTACCGCTTACACTACGCTGTGATGCCATTGGGATAACGTTAAAAGAAGTTATTGATGGGTGCCGAGACAGAATATTAAGTCCATATCTAATCCATAGTCGGCACCAGAAACAACCGAAGCCGATGAGTAAAGACAACCTGAGCGACTACTTTGCCAAAGCACGGGATCTGGCTGGGATAATTCCACCAGCAGGAAAAACTCCGCCAACATTTCATGAACAACGCTCTCTATCAGAACGGCTGTACCGTGCACAGGGTATTGATACAAAAACATTACTAGGACATAAAGTCCAGGCAACCACCGATCGCTATAACGATACTCGAGGTCAGGAATGGGTTAAGTTGGTTATTTGA